AACGCTACCTTTACATACGCTTTAGTTTTCTTTCCTAAAGGAGTATTCTTTTCTGCTGTATCTATTCCTACTAATCTTACCCTCGTTTTATAGTGTATAGAAAAACCTAAATCGATAGCAATATCTACAGTATCTCCGTCTACAACTCTTTCAATTTTAGCCAAATACTCAAACACAAATACTCCGATCGTAGGTATGTAGCCTATCAGGAACTTATGCCTTACACTTTAAGGCATGGAGAAGGCGATTATTAAAGAACTAGAGCGAGCGTTGCGGCTTACTCGAGATAAGATGATTGTTTATACAAATGAGGAACTAACTCAAGTCTCCAATCTTATTGCTGCTGCTACATACTCTGCTAATTTAGAAATTTACGCCCGAGAGTCAGAGGCGCTAAAAATCAAAGAGCCTGAACTGGTTTAGTCCTTGGACGATAAGTACCCGTTATTTGACGGCTCGCAACTTTGCGCCCAGATAGATCCAGAGTTATGGTTCCCGACTGCGGAAAACCAAACAGGTAAAGCGGCGAAAGTACTTTGTAAAAGATGTCCTTGGGTCGAAGAATGTTTAACTTACGCCTTGCATCATGACTTGATGGGCATTTGGGGCGCAACAACTGAACGAGAGAGGCGCGGAATTCGTAAGAGTCTCGGTATTAAAGCCAAACCTATGTACTTAGATAATCTAGTTAAACCGCCTTCTAGAGAAACAACAAAAGACTATTAAGAGATATACTGACCTAATTGAAATGAGGGATAATGGACAGCAATCATGAGCAAATGTTTAATCAAGAGATGGGTCCGCTCTTTCAATTGGCTACCGCTTTGCATGAAATGTATCTAAACTTACGCCAAGCAGGGTTCGAAGAGAACCAAGCCCTTTATTTAACGACTAGAATGATCGTTAGACAACAAGACATTGATATTGAAATGGAAGGCGAATAATGGCAACGCGCCCAGACTTAAAAGAAATTGGCGGAACTGGCTTACGCAGAACTGGCGGAACAGTTTACGAAGAGTTTTTAGTAGCCCTCCGAGGTCGGCGCGGGGCAAAAGTTTATCGCGAAATGTCCGAGAATGACCCCGTTATTGGCTCGATTCTTTACGCAATAGAAAAGATTATTTTACGCCTTGAATGGCGAATCGAATCAACGGCAGAAGAAGGCCCTGATCGCGAAGCAGCGGAATTTATTGAAGAGTGTTTATATGATATGAGCGATAGTTGGGATAGTACTCTTTCGCAAATACTTTCCATGCTTGTCTATGGCTATTCTTTTCAGGAGATAGTTTACAAAATTCGCGGGGGAATGGATACCACAGACCCTACTAAGAAAAGTAAATTTAGCGACGGCAAAGTAGGCTGGCGTAAATGGCCAGTTCGCGCCCAAGAAACTCATAACAATTGGTTATTTGACGAAGATGGTGGCATACAAGGCTTTGAGCAAGTTGATCCTTATGGTGCAGGGCTACATAGAATTCCTATTGATAAGGCGTTGTTATTTAGGACTTCAACTCAAAAAAATAACCCTGAAGGAAAATCTTTACTAAGAACGGCTTATCGGCCTTGGTATTTCAAACGTCGAATAGAAGAAATAGAAGCGATCGGAATTGAGAGAGACCTAGCAGGATTACCAATTGCTTATATTCCACCTGAATATTTAAGTTCTACTGCAAGCGTAGATCAACAAGCAGTAAGAGATTCCATTGTTAGCATTGTACAAAACGTTAAGCGAAACGAGCAAGAAGGAATTGTATTCCCATTAGTATTTGATGAAAAAGGCAACAAGATGTTTGACTTGCAGTTACTTTCTGCAGGCGGTTCAAGGCAATTCGATACAGATAAAGTAATTAGCCGTTACGACCAACGTATGGCTATGAGCGTTTTATCTGACTTTATTCTTCTAGGGCATGAACGAGTAGGTTCGTTTGCTCTAGGGTCATCAAAGATAGATTTATGGACAATGGCGGTAGAAGCCATCTGTAAGTCTATTGCTGAAGTTGTTAACCAACACGCAATTCCGCGCCTATTAAAACTTAACGGCATGAAGGTTGGAACAACTCCCGAACTGATGTACTCAGAGGTAAGTAGCGTAGATTTGACCGAGATTAGTGATTATGTAAGCAAACTAATCGGTTCAGGCGCTATGACCCCTGATGCAGAGTTGGAAGAATTCTTGCGCGGACTTGCTGGACTTCCAATGCCATCAGAAGATAACGCTAATGTTACGGAACCTGAAACTGAAGGAGATGGACAAGCGGACGATGAAGGCTTAGATATGGAAGAGCCTGATTCTGCCGATGAAAATGATTTGTAATGCCCTTCGTTCGCAAAGCGAGACCTTTAAGCGACCCGAACTTAAGAAAGCCTAATGCAGGTTTAACTAAGTATGAAAAAGTAATTTACGATATCTATAGCAAGGCGCTTAATGGCGTTCGTAATCAATTAGGTGATAAAAAAGTATTAGACGACATCATAGACGCACTTAAAGCCAATAGTGCGGCTAGAGTCCCTAACGCCTTAAATTGGCGCACCTTTGTTATGTCATTAGATAAAACTGTTCCTACCTTGACGGCCCAAGTCGCGGCAATGGCTAATCTTCATTCCAAGAATTTACCAAAGAAAATACGTTACGAATATAACTTTGAGTCCAAAGACCCTAGGGCTATTGCTTGGGCGCAAACTCAAGCAGGTAAACGAATACAAGGAATAACTTTAGAAACTCAACAAGCCGTTGCTAACCTAATATCTGATGGATTACGAACTAAATTAACTAGAGAAGAAATAATTGCTCAGTTAAGGCAGACAGTTGGCTTAGATAAGAGGCAAAGCCGAGCATTAGGAACATTTTATGAAAGAAGATTAAATAAGTATTTAGAAGATGGTATGACTTATGAACAAGCCGCCATTAAAGCCGAGAAAGAAGGCAATAAGTACCGAGTTAGATTAGTAAAACAAAGAGCGATAAGAATTGCTAGAACTGAAATATCAGCCGCTACTAATGCTGGCCGTTACTTAAGTTGGTTAGAAGCGGACGAAAGAGATCTATTACCAATTGGTAGTAAGAAGCGGTGGGTAACTGCTAGAGATGAAAGAACTTGTGATATTTGTGCGCCAATGAACGGCGTTGAAATTGATTGGGAGATGCCTTTCAGCACAGGCGACCAAATGCCACCACCTCACCCTAATTGCCGTTGTACTGCTGTAATTGTTCCTTCTGAAGCCCCAATTCTTAAACACGCTCCAGGAAAACACAACCAACAGAACCACGCAGGAGGCAGAACTGGTGGCGGTAAAGTCTATAGCGACTTGAAAGAGTTCATAAACGATAATGTTCCAGTTTATTCTACTCATTTAGACGACCGCGAAGACGCAACTAATCGAACAATTTTATCGCAATCGACTAAAGAAGGTCTAATCGCTCAAGAGAATAAAAATGCCGTTAACAGTTACCAAGGTAGCGGGGGACCAAAAATAAATGAAGCATTACGAGACCCTCAGATTTCAGAAGAAGGTTATCGTAAATACATAGATGGGCTAGATCAAGCAATAGTAAATGCGCCGCCATTAGGTCAAAACATTACTGTTTATAGAGGAGTTCAATCTAATGTCGGAAGAGATAATGAGTTTTGGCGCAGCATGGAAGTTGGAGATGTTATTGAAGATAAAGGATTTGTAAGTACTTCCCTCTATCCAGAACTTGCTGCTTCATTTGCGTACGCCCAACAATCAGTAGGCGCTCAAGGATTCGTATTCAAAATGAACTTACCAGCGGGAACTAAAGGATTATTTCCAGCAAGCGTTCTAGGTTTAGAAGAACCGAGGACTACTAGAGAAGCCGAATTTTTATTGCCGAGAGGTAGTAAGTTTGAGATATTATCTAGAGAAGGCAAAGTATGGGAATTGGGGTTGTTAGATGATTGAGAACTTCGGTTATTCATCAACGATTGGTTTAACTATTATTAAAAAGAAAGATGTTGCTAAACATTTAGCAGGTCAGCATAGTCAGCAGTCGCATGCAGGTGGAAGAGGCGGGCCGTATGAGGCTTCAGCCAGCGCTTTGGCTTCTTTCCAGAACGGGTCTTGGGATAAAGACGACGTAGATTCGTTGTATATGAGAAAACTTGCTGTTGCCTATAAGAAGCGATATTCAGTAAAAAATGAAGATGGGGCTAATTCCGAATTTGAAGTAGAAGACGAGGAAAACACTATTTCAGAATTTGGAGTTGAGGGTTATGCGACTAGTGACTACCACGACGTAAATCGTGTAGCGAGAGGTATCCAAGAAAGCGACGCTTCCACGGCAAAAAAGATAAGTGTTTTAGATAAAACGATTGAACAAAGTCCAGATGCTTTTGGTGATAAAACTCTCTACAGAGTTGCTTCCGACAGACTTATTACAGAGTTAAACCCTGGAGATACTTTTATAGACAAAGGTTTCTTAAGCACAACAAGAAAAAATATTGTACGCAATGCAACTGCGAGAAAACAATTAGGCAACATCTCACCTAGCGACGATACAGTGGTTGCAATCCTTCCAAGTCCAAGCCGAACGGGCAAAGGATTGGCTGTTGATACCTTTCTAGAAACAAGAGGGCTAGACGGGGTAGATGACTTTTGGGGTAAAGAAAAAGAAGTCTTGCTTCCTCGCGAAACTCCATTATTATTCTTGGGCTTAAGCACAACTAGAGACACTGAAGGCAAGACGGTAGCAGTTTTTCAGAGAATGGATAAATAATGTCACGTTTTATCGCCCAACTTGAAGATGGGGTAATCATAAGGGGCCAAGGCAAAGTATTAAATAAGCATTTAGCAGGCAGGCATAGTCAGCAAAGTCATGCGGGGGGCAGGTCTAAAGGAATTCTCCTAACTTCTGACTCTATAAAACCAAAATACGGAGACGATTACGCTTTCGGAGTTAAGATGGAAAACGAAGATTGGGAGGAAGAAGAGTTAGCAGTAAAGGGATACCAAGACGG